TACCTTCGCTGGCATTAAGGTTTGATAACTCTACCTCTACAGGTGAGTCATATAAATCTGTGACGATTGCTTCATTAACAACATCTTCAATAGCCTTATCCACTTCGGGATGAAGAGCCATATCTCGATATCTTCTAATTAATTCGTGTTCGTTACGATATGCACCTTCAATATCTACGTATTGACCATAAAAACCACTAGCGACATAATTATCAACCCCGTCCTCATTATTTTTGGGGACAGGGCTAACAATCGAAGTGGATTTTTTATCTGAATCCTCAATTGAAAAACCAAAAAGTTTTGCCATTATATTATTTTAATTGAACTTGTATATGTTCTATTTAGCTGATGTTCTCACCGCCTGAAACTGGACTATCTCCTTTTAGGATTTCAATATACTGAACCTGAAGTTCAACAGTGAATTCCTGAATGCCTTGAGCATCGTATGATAGTTCAATTGGACCGACCTGTGTTGGGAATGTATCATAGAAACGATATTTCCTGATACTTTGACCATCACGATCAAGTTGGAATACAAATGCATCTGCTTGATAATCTGCAGGATTGACAAGTCCAGTGTTATCACTTAACTTGTTAATTGTATTCATCCAGTTCTCAAATGCAGACCTTATAGCAAAGTCTGTGTCGTTGATAACTGTTACTGTCCATGAATCGAAGGTTCTGTCACCTGCGATTTTGAGCACCCTTCCTCTAAAAGGAACTTCTATCTGTGCGATATTTGAAGCTGGTAATCTTGCACCTTTAACTAAAAATCTTGATTTATCAAGAACATCCTGTGCTGGTTGAGCAGCATCTGGGAATGTGAGTACAACTTCAAACAGATTAGCACGGGCACCGCCACCTGTCAACTTACTCTTAAAGTCGGAAATCGTCCTTAATGGTGGTGGATTGACCTGATTTCTACTAGCCATAGTTGGTTAAACCTCTGTTAATTAAACGGAACCGATTACTTCTTCAAATGCAACACCAGTTCTGGTGGCAACGAAGGTTAGACCAATAAAGTTAATTGATCTTGCTGGTTTGATAAAGATATCCGCAACGAATTCATTTGAATCAATGACTGCTGCAGTGTTGTTTGTTTCATCGCAAATAACAACAAAGTCAAATATTCCTCTGTTTGCTTGAACATCCCTTAAGAATGGTTCAACTATATTTACGAAGTTTGTTCTAGTTAGTTCATCATTGAACTCAAAGAGTTGATCCTTAGCCGCTGCTGAAATAGCATCTTCAAGGAAGATAAACAATCTACGAACGTTGATACGGTCAAATGCTGATGACTTACCAAATCCAGTCTTATCTCCGAAGAGAATAATACCAGCACCTGGTGATTGAATAACAGGGTTAATTCTATTAGAATATAGAATGTCTCTCTGTTTCTTACCAGGATTGTAGATAAGTTTTACAGAATTTAATATTGATCCTCTTGCTGTACCTGCAGGTGAGAACCAAGGGAACTGCTCAATGTCAGTTCTTGCACAAGTTCCAGCAATGTCACCGTTTAAAGGTACATAGCGGAATGTATTGTTAAATCTATCAAACATATACTTGTATCCACTATCGAATACACCATATGTTGTTGATGTGATTGGTGCATAGAAACCAACCACATTAGTAGTGATTGTGTCTATATTATTCACAGTTACTGTTCCAACTGAACTATCGTTCAAGAATGCTTGACGATATGGAGAAACAAATGCTACTGCATCTTTTCTCAATTCAGCAACAGCGATTACTTTTTCAGCAACTGCCTGTGATTGTTCTTTAACGTGATGTGCAGCACCCATTAGAATGAAGTCAACTTCAATCTCTTCAGTGTTTTCAAACAAGGTATAACCTGTTATCAAATCATCTACACCTGAGTTAAGAGCACCACTTGTTGTGTAGTCTGCTGCTCCACCGTAGTTTGTTCCACCTCCAAGTGAACCAGTAAATACTCCAGAAGCACCGAAGTTTACTCCACTTGCATCTTGATCCCAACCACTGTCAGAATCTAATGTGTTTGTTGAAGATGTACTGTAACCAGTAGTTGTAATACCAGCAGGAGCACTACCACCGTAGATATACTTTGAGTTAGTTGCAAGATACTTTCTCCAGTATGATGTTGAACCAACTGAATACTCGCCATCTTTCGCTTTAGAAAGACTTAGATGTTTTTCAAGAATTGTTCCAGTATTTCCTGTAACTAATCCTTTATCATCAATGACAACAACATGAACTTCGTCAAATCTACCACCTCTAGCAGCAGCATATGATGAAGTACCAGGTGCATCTGCTAAAGCATCCCATTCTAATTTAATAGGATTACCATTTGCATCTGTACTTGTAAGTACAATATTTTGTTGCTCAAACCAATCTTGTTGTTGAGTATAAGTCTTTGATTGACCTGTTGCAGTAACTGCTTGACCTGCAGTTGTAAGTCCAACTGTACCAGTTGAAGTAAAGTTATAAACTCCACCATTCTGATAGTTGACATTTGTTTCTGTACCAGCAGCTGATACGTGTGAAACAACTTTTACATCGATAGTTGTAGCTGAACCACCTGTAACTATGCCTTTAACGTAACCGTCAAGTACACTTGTTCCAGCAGAACCAGCAACGACCCTACCTACCGCAGTTTGTGTAACAGCAGTTCCAACAGTAACATTACCAGAAGCAACTGTTAATATTTGATCTGCTTTTGCGTCTATTATTGAAACTCTAATTCCATTTGCATAAGTGCCAGGTGTTTTCGATGCTATTGTTACACCAGTGATAGTATTTTCATCATAACCTAATTGGTTGTAATGAGTATCACTCTTAATTCTTATACTGGACGCACTTCCTACAAAAGCATTTTTTAATCCTACACCAGTTGCAGTATTAAAATCATCGGCACGAACAACTTGTAATGTTCCCCCGTATGCTAAGTATGAAGATGCAACCATCCAGTATTCATAGTGTTTGTCTACTGAATAAGGTTGTCCAAAAGTTTGTAATAGATCCTCCTCACTCTCAATGAGTTGTGCTTCCTCCACAGGACCTTTCGTAAAGGGAGCAACTAACGCACCAATAGAGCCGCTTGTAGCGTCCACTCTACCAATAGTGAGGTCAACTTCTCTTACTACTATACCAGGAGAGGCTAAATTTAAAGCCATATTGTATTCTCCGATCTCAGGATATTTTTTCTGATATTATTTATTAAAACCACCATTTACATCGGGGAAACAGTGCATGAACTACCAATCTGGATATTCCCAACTCTTTATATGTACTTTCTTCTTACGTTTTACTCTTTTAATAGTGCATTCCTTACATTCATATGAATAAGAAGATTTTATATTTTTATTCTTTCTTATCAAATAATATCCATCTATCAAATCTTTCATTTTACCACAAACTCTACACTTTCTTTCTGAGAGTGTGAAATGACCAAGTTCTAATTGTTCATCAAATTCCATTATAGAACTTGAATAACACCATTACAATCTGGTATATCTTGCATTATCTTACTTTCTATACCTTGTTTTAGTGTCATTGCACTCATAGCACAACTTGTACAAGCACCACCTAATCTAACTTTAACATAGTTTGTCTCTTCTTCTATCTCCACAAATTCAACAAATCCTCCATCTGCCTCAATATAAGGTGCAATTTCTGATAAAGATTTAGTTACATTACTTTCATTTAAATCCATTAGTAATAATCCCACATATAGGAACGGTCTCCATATTCATCAGTTTTCCATAAATCACCATCTTCGTCAACAAATGTATCGTTATCGAAACCATCTGATATAAAACCGAAAGGTGCCATATCTTGCTCAATCTGATTCTTCTGTTCTTCATATATTCTCTTTCTTACATCATTATCAGTCATTTCTTTGAAATAATCCTGTGCAACTAACCAAGAAAATATAACAAGACACATTGCTAGGTCATCATTACATCCTTCTTCTGCCTCAAATGAGTTATGTTTTTGTGCAAATGTAGTAAGTTCAGAGATAATATCATAGTCACATACTATTATTTTATTATCTTCTAACATTGTTTTTAAATTAGAGCAACCTAATTTTTTAACTGCTGCTGTGGTTCTAACACCAAGTTGAGATCTTTTACCACTAAAACCAGCACCAACTACCTGACCATTACGTCCTCTTTGTGAACACATCAATAGATTTTCATATTCTAAGTCATAATTTAAGATAGATGCTACTTGGTCTCCAATATCATTTACCTCTACAAGAACAAATGCTTTATTGTATGCAGTTGCAATATCATAAATGACATTTGGAAAAAGCATCGGTTTGATTTCATTATTACGATACTTACCTACAACCTTATAAGGAAATTCAGTTATATCAAAAACTAAAAATGCTGAGTAATCATTACCGAGACCACGAGCAACATCGACTGTAATCATATAATTATGATCTTTTCTCGGCACTTCATATATGTCAAGACCAGCATTTCTTTGTATTGGGTCTTCATATACAAGTGTTTTTAATTTTGCAGGGTTAATTAGAGTATTAACAGATCCTAGAAACTCACATTCAAACTCAACTTTAAATTGTTGTTCAGATGTGTTTGCAATTGTTTGTTCTCTCCATGCCTCATCTCTACCTGGTACTTCAGACCAATGAACATCAGTAGGTTTATATTCATTCTTTCCTCTTTCTGCATCATGCCACATTCGATAGAAATGATTCATACCTCTTGGGGTAGAAACAATTATAACTTTTGTTTTTTGACCAGATGAAATTGTAGGATATACAGATGCAAAGAAGTCATCTGCAATGTGATTTGGAATGAACGCAAATTCGTCTAAGAATATAACGTTGTATGATCCACCTCGAACAGCAGATGATGATGTAGAGTTAGCAGATATTTTTGAACCATTTTCTATTTCTAATGAACCTTTGTTCCATGATATGATACCTTGTTGCATCCATCGTGGTAAATTTTCATATGCGAGTTGTAATCTACCTAGTAAATCACGGGCAGTAGAAGCTTTGTTTGCAAGTATAGCAATATTAACATTATCATTAAATATTGCATAATGTAAGAGATAAGATACCACTGTTGTAGACTTACCTGTCTGCCGAGGCATCTTACAGATGTTGAAACGATGTTCATGGAAATTTTCAATTAATTTTTTCTGGAATGCATATTGTTTGAAAGGAACTAGTCCTTCATCAAGAGATACAATCTTAATGTAGTTGTTTGCAAAATATACAGGATCATCTTTACACTTCAAGAATTCTTGTATATTCTCCTTTGTA